ACGCTCAAATGCAAATTTAAATACCCATCCTGCACCTGTTAATGTTTGGGCACCATAATTTTCTAATAAATTTGCCCCAACACCACTAAGTCGTACAGGATTATTCATTACTACTGGTTGTGCTCTTAAACCAATAACTTGTACAACACTTTCAAAATCTTTTTGTGTACTGTCGCTAAAGTTACCTGTTCGAGTAATATCAATAGTAGTAAACAATGTGTAGAATTCTATATTACTTGATAGAACTTCTGAGCTACCCATTGCTCCGCTTCTAATTAAACTCATGTGTGTCTCCGTATATTACACTATTTATCAAGTTTTAAAAATGCGGAGCCAAAAAAAATCCCCACCGTAGTGAGGATTTTTAATTTGTGACTGTTGTCACGGTCCCTAAGGTAGTTAGGAATTAGTTATTAACTAAATGTTGCGATTACTGTAGTACCTGAGATGCTTGGTGTTGCACCTGCACCTTGTACTGCAATGTGTGAACCTGAAGTTAAACCTTCAACTGCTACAACCACAAAACCTTCGTTTTGTGCTTCTAAACATGCTTCTTCAACTGTTACTGCTGTAACGTCATCAACTTCTAAAATATGAGTTGTACCTACGAAACCGTTTGCCGCTCTAACTGCCGCGTTTGGATTTGCTTGTGCCATTTTATTCTCCTAAATGTATTCGGACTTTTTGGTCCTATGCAATTATTTATCTTTTTCAGTCAAAAAAATACCCGCTTATGCGGGTATTTTATAAAGTTTTTTAAACTTAGAAACTTACGTCACCGATTACATAACCTGAAACGTCACCGTTTGCTAAGTTGTCTGCGCCTTCAACGATCATGTTAACTGTATCGCCGCTAACTTCACCGATCTTCAATGTTGAAAGGTTTAAATTTTGTACTGAGCTAACTAATGCTGTTAAGTCTGTTGCACTGATGTTTCCTGATTGCTGTTGAAAGCTCTTAAGGAATACGTCCTTACCAATAAACTCGCCTGCTGCCGCCGCTCTTCTATCTGCTTGTGCCATTTTATTCTCCTAATATGTACGAACGTTTATACGTTCTATACATTTATTTATCATCTAGTGCGATTAGATTTACCTTTTAAACTCGGTATACTAGAACTTTGTCCTTTTTTGAAACCTCTTTTTAATTTATCAGCAAAACTACTAAGTTCGCTTGCTCCAGGAATACTGCTTTTAGCAACATCACCTGCTTTTTTAAGAGCAGTTTTAATACCTGTAGGGTCATCAGCAGGATCAGCAGTTCTCAAATGGCCGTGCGATGTATCATCCCAGCCTGCAGAACGTTTGATCATTCCTGTATCTGCACCTTTATTAAATTTTGTAACGTCTGCTTGCCCCGTGTCGCGTTTAGTTTTATTTCTATCGTTGTCTTTTGGTCCGTTTTCTAATTCAGGATAAAGTTCTTGCATAGCAAGATGGACCGCCCTTCCTTTTGTAACTTTGGTTTTATTGTAATAAGGTTTTGCTCGCTGTACCACAAGATTTACATCAACTGATCTATAGTAAGGGTCACGATTAGGATAGCCAATAGTATCTAGAACTTCTTGGCGAAGATCTTCGTCTGCACTTTCTACTAAAATTATTTCGTTAATTCTCATGCTTGTTTTTTCCTACCGCTTGCCCAATATCCTGCTATTGCACCAATACCAGTTCCTGCTTTTTTATATTTATCGACATTTCCGCCGGTTTTTTGTGCAACCTTTTTACCAATATATCTACCTGCAACTGCACCTGCCGCAGTTCCTACTGCTCTTTTTGTAAAACTTGTTCTAGGTTCTTTGTAATCGGATTTTGTAATATGCCCTCGGTATTTGACCATGGTGTTTAAAGGACTCATTAATTCGCTACCCTTTGCAATTCTTCTAATTTCCTGAACCATTTTTGTTATTACTGTTTGTTTAGTAGCAAATCGCAAATTACCCCAATCAGTAATATATCTCCTCCAACGTAAATATCTACCATCTTTGATTTTTAGTTGTCTTTCTAGACGCATGTAGTAAGTTAATGCTTCATTTTTTGCGTCGTTTGCACTTGCTAATTTTCTCATCCATAGTATATGCTGTTGAGTATTAAAATTTAACGATTCCAAAAATCTTTTGCTTGCGCCATGGCTTTGATATCTTAAATGTTTGTTAGCAGGATTGTTTATAGCATAACAAAGTACATAAAGATCAGTTGCATGGGTTCTAAACAGTGTATACGAACCATATCCCATGGTTCTCTTTGCGTATGCACTTGCATAATCGTGCTGTTTGTCATCTTGCAACATTAAATAGAGCACTAGAGTATTAAGATATGCTAAATCTGCAATGTCTCTGCCATTTATATTTCTAAATTGTGCTGACGTTCTATATAATCTTGATTCGCAAAGGTCTTGATTAATAAGTTGCAGTTCCATATTATGCTCCAGGCTTTCCTGTGCCAAAGTTATGCTTGCTGAAATCTAATCTATCAACTAATTTAATAGCATTGCCCATTCTGTCTACTGCAACAAAACCTTCTTCGCCGGTTACTTCGTAATCTCCGTTGTCGCCTACAACAAATGTAGGTATTTTTTGCAGTGCCCCTAACTTTCTTAGCAAAACAAGTTTAGATTCTATAATTTTTAAATACAAATCATACACAGCAACAATGCCTGGAATGTGTTCTTTGATAAATTTTACACCTTGCACCATTGCTTCTGTTTTACGATCTTTTGTTGCTTGTGTTTTTACTTTGTCAATTTCTTTTTGCATGTAATTGATATATTTTTGGACAAATCCTTGTGCAAATTTAGTAGGATTTTGTTCAAACTCGCCTACTGTTTTAATATTTGCATTTACATGTGCTTTGAGTTGTTGCAAAAATTCTTTACCAATTAATTCGTTGCCTTTTTCTAACCAACTAAAAGTTTCAGAGTCAATACTTTTCAAATATGTATCTGCTTGCTTAATTGATTGTAGCACATCATTACTTTCTTGTTTTGTGAGAGTTACTGTTCCACTAAGATCTCTAATAGTAGCATCGGTATGCCAAACACCCTTTGCTTGGCCCAATACACTGCTGTCGAATCCAAATTTTGCTGTGGTATCTGCTAATGTTTGGCCCCCGGTATATTCTGTATGGAACACTATTCCTAAATCAGCACTTAATATTTGTTTTGCTAAGTCACTTTGTGTGGGGACAGCATAAACAATAGTGTTAGGATTAAATGTTATATATTCTTCACCTGAAATATTAGCGGTTTTAAAATCTTCTTTGCTGGCCCAAAGCAAATCTCCTTGAGCAACTGTGTTCCAATTTAATTTACTGAGAGATCTGAGAGCTAATTTTAATTTATTTCTTAATCCAGAACCATCTTTTTCGCCCACATCGGCATGGTTTATGTCAATATCTTTTTCAGTAAAATTAAGTTTAGGTTTTTTAGCAAATACACCTTTGGTGCCCACAAAAAATTTGCCTGTTTCTGGATCACGTCCTGCAATAATAGCAGGTGCACCGTCCCATTTTGTAGTAATATTAATTGGTGCTTTGGTATTACCTTCTAGCATTTGATGTAAACTATACAAATAATTTACTGCTTCTTTTGCGCCTGCAAAACCTTTATTAAAGATATTATCTTCTAAATGTTCTAAGTGAACATTTTTACCATCTTTAGATTCTAGTATGTAACTCTCTGAAAGAATTTGTGTTACTAGAGGTTTCGATATTTCTGCAAATCTCATGTCTAATACTGATCTCTGGTAGCATTTTGGAATGGCTCGTCGCCTGTTCTAGCCGCTAACTTAGCATCTCCTGCAGGGTTAATAGCCGCATTTGGTTTAGTAGTATCTAATGCTGTCTTACCTTGCTGATTATCATATCTGGTTCCTCTAGCAGAACTTCTCATGTCTGAAGTATCTAGTTCTCGCTCTCTGCCTAAAACATAATCTGCAACCAAATGTGCAACATTTGCATTTTTAATATCTATTAAAAGTTCGTCAACATGTGGTAGACCCAGTTGTGCTGTAGCACCTCGGTCTGCAATCTGGCCATTATTAGGTGCTCCTGGATTGTCAACTACCCATTGTGCTCCCATCCATAAGTAGTTCACATTACCAAGTTTTTTAGATAATCCTGCATTAGTGCCTTTTTTTCTACCCGGGACAATTGGGCCATCTTTGGCAGGATTTGCTCCTACTGTAACTGATGAGGGAACTGCAACTTGTTTGGGTTCTGCTTCGTTAAAAAGTTCATTAAGTTTCATATTAATTCCCTCCTCTTACTACTTGTACATTGTCTGCACCTCTTTTAGAAGTATCAATTTGCCCTAACTTATCCATAAGATAATTTTTTTCTTGTTTAGTTAAAGTATCTACTTGTGCTTTAATTTCAATTGGGAGTTCAGTATGTTGAGGGCCTTGTACTTGTGGCTTGCCGCCTGCTAATGCACCGCCTATTGCGGCACCGGCGATACCAGCAATCTTTTTACCAATACTGGCATTTTTATCACCTCTAGTAGCCTGAGCCATACCCTGTGTTTTACCACTAAAATAGTCTTTAGCACGTTGTACCATGCCAGGTTTTTTAGGAGTAGACCCGTCGATATCGTAACCGTGTTGTTGTGCTAATTGCTGTGCTAGTAGCCCAGTGGCAACCTGGCCATCTTTATTAGTCCAACTGTTAGTTGCGGCAGTATATGTATACACATTACCGTTTTTATCTTTTGCAGTTGCCTTGTCTGCTATTTGCTCTACAATAACATCATTAATCTTCATCTTGTTCTCTCTGGGCTTCTTTGATAACTTTCTTAATGCCTCTGGAGAACTTTGATGGATCTTTTGCTTTGATGCTGTTCACTAATCTATTTGTTAGATCTTTAGCCGTTGCTTCGTCGTAAGCAGACTCAATACGTTCGATCAAATGAATAGCACTATTGATAACATGGTCGCCCCTGTTCTCAACTATGTGGTCTCTATCTCTATCTATCGATATTTGATTGAGTTCTTCTAATATACTTCGTGTTTTACGCACAAGCTCTCCGTTGTTTACTACTATTTATCATTACAAGTCATTCTTTTTTAAGAACTCACGCATGTTCATTGCTTGGGAGATAGTATCCTGTGCTTCTGGTTGTTCTGCTTTTATACTTCCTGTGCGTTTTAATTGGTCGACAAGACTGCCGGTTGTAATAGTCATTGCGTCTTCGTCGCCTTCTTCTAAATCTTCAATTCGCAAAGTGTCTGGATTAAATTTTAAGTCTACTTTTGTGCCTACACCGCTACTAGAACGTGTTTTCATAAACTGTATTTGATATCTACCTTTTTCTCGCATAGCATTACTAGTAAAAATACCTACAACATTATCTGCTGTCTGTATCTTACTTAAACCACCTGCAATATGATGGTGATCAAATTCAATCTCTTCTACTGCCGCTCTGTTTAATTGCGAAGCAGTTACACAAAGTAGATCTCTTTCTACTGCTAAATTACGAATTTCTTCAGAAACATATTTGTCTTTGATAAACAAATCACTGCCGCTTACTTT